CGTGCCGCCGCTCGCGAGCGCCGTCGTCGTCGGCTGCGTGACGGTGCCGCCGATCGTGATCGCGCCGTCGACGAACGTAAACAGTTCGGGTGTCGTCGGGTACGTCGGCGCGGCGTATGCGATGCCTGATACGACGTCGCGGGCCGTCCATGCCGATTTGATTTTCACGATATCGCCGGTGCTGCATTCGATATCGAGGCTCTTGCAGACGGCGCCGGAGAACGTGAGCGCCTGCGTCGCGCCGCCGCCGATCGTCGGCGTGCCCTTCTGGATCGTGTAGGACGGCAGGAAATCCGAGGTAATGAGCGTGTAGTTCTGCTGATATCCGGGCCCGGCGGCGATCTGCGTCGAGACGCCGGCGCCGAACGCTGCCTCGAGGATCCGGCCGAGGCCCTTGGATACGGCCTCGAGATCGATCTCGCCCTCGGCCTCTTGCTTGCCGAGCTTCCGGCGATCGTTGCGCGCCAGCCGTGTGCCGACCCGGAGCCCCTGCCCCTGGACAAACGTCGGTTTCCACTCGAATTTTTCATCGGTGAACTCGTAGAAACGATCGGTAACTACGGCCGTGCCGTAGGTGGATTCCTTGCCGATCCCGATACTTGCGTCAAGCATTGTCGTCATGCCGTTACCTCGATTTCAGTCGGTGCGGGAGCCTCGGCCGGAGCAGCTGCGGGAGCAGCCGCCGGATCCTCGGCCGGAGCAGCTGCGGGAGCAGCTGCCGGATCCTCGGCGGGTGCCGGGATCTCAGCAACGGGAGCCGGCGCCGGAGCCGGCAGCTCTTCCACCGGCGAGGCCTGCAACGGCGCGGTTTCCGCGGCTGCCTGGACCGGCTGCGCGGGCTGCGGCTCTTCCACCGGCGCGACGTCGCCGCGGGCTGCGGCGAGCTGATCGGCGATCGCCTGGGCGTCGGGATCCGCGGGAGTAAAAATGTTGTGCTGCGCGAGCAGCGCGCCGGCCTGTTCGGGTGTGACGTCGACGGTTTCGCCGAACGCGACGATCCGGCCGATCAGGGGAATGTCGAGATCGCCGAGCGGCGAGCGGTTCGTGATGAGCATGATGTGCCCTTTCCTAGTTCGTGATTCGTGCCGCGGCCGTGAACGTCGCGATAATCGCGATCGTGCGGCCGTTGGCGATCTGTTCGGGATCCGTTGCGCCGTCCGATTCGTCGGCGGTGAGGAAACACCAGCGGACGGCGCCGCCGAGCGTTGTGTCGGTGTGGTGGACCTGATCGGCGAGGATCCGCAAAAGTTCGTACGCGCGATCCGAGCAGACCTGTTCCTGTTCGGGCCCGCCGCCGCGGTAGACGCTGATTGTGACTTCCAGCTCGAGCGAGGTTTCGCGGGCCCGGTTCGTGCCGAGCGTCGCCGGATCCTGCGTCGAGCTGATCCGGCCGATCCGGATAATATCGACGTCCTCGAACGTGCCCGGCTGCCCGAAACAGACCTGCACGTTTTCGGCGCCGGCCGTGCCGGCGAGCAGCTGGACCGCCATTGCATAAAACGCGTTCTTGAAATCGGGCGATGCCGTGCCCTTGATCGGGCCCATTAGGCGAACCCGCCTAGCCGGTTGAGCCGGCCGCACAACTGCACGACGCGATACGGCACGGCGTAACCGCCGGGCGTGTAGGTTTCGGCGCCCTGCCCGAACCCGTTACCCGCGCCGCCCTGGCCCTGCTTGCCGAGCTGCCACCAGTGCCGGAGCAGTTCGCGGGCCGCGAGGCGCACGTTCGGCGGCACCAGCTGCGCGCCGGCCTTGTAGGTGATCACCACGGCTTGATATCCCGGCATGAAACGCCGGGTTGCCTGCGGCCGGCCGGCGAACACGATCCCGGCCTCATAGTCGGGGAAATACGCCGTTGGGTCTAGGACGGTTCCCAGCTCGGCGACGCTCACGATCTGCGTCGGCTGATTGTGCAGCACGATCGCCCAAGATCCGCCGTCGTCGGTCTGCGTGAACGTGCCCGGCACGATCGGCCCGACAATATCCTCGATCACCGGCGTCACGGCCGCGATGTAGAGCCGGAGATCGTCGAGCTGCCCCGGTGTGACGTTCGTCGTCATGTTGAGCGCGTTTTTCGCGTCGTCAAGACTGATGATGAAACGCGGATCCGCCGGCCATACGTCGAGAATGTCCGTATACGCGCCGGCCGGTGTGGTGCCCGTCCACCGGATCACATGCCGGCCGGCCATTGTCGGAATGAACACCAGGGCCGGCGGCGTGCCGTTAACGGCCGGCGAGCCGGTGACGGCGCCCGTCGCGGCCGGCGTGCCGTCCGGTGCGGTGATGCTGATCGCGACGGTAGACCCGGCCGGCGCCGTCGCCCATGTGAGAGTTACCGCCGCGCCGAGGTCTACCGTAGCCATTTAGTAGCCGGCCTTACTTGGCTGCGGCAGTGTCGTCGCCGGCTGCTGCAGTTGCGGCGCCGTCGTCGGCAGCCGCTGCTTTGAGCGAGCCGTTCGCTGCCCGGCGCCCCTGCGGCGCGGCAGCTGCGGGATCGGCGCCCTCGGCAGCGTCGCCGGCGGCGCGGGAGCGGAGCCAGGCCGCGAGGTTCTTATCGCCGTGCGATTCGACGCGTACGGCGATCGACTCGAACGATTCGCCGGTTGACTCGTGCAATTCCTCGTAGTTCTGTTTCAGATCGTCGATGTATTCGCCCATGAGTGCGGCACCTTTCGGGAGTGTGTAGAGCGTGTGGAGTGTGGAGCAGCGCGGCGCCGGGCCCGTACGGGCAGCCGGCGCCGCGCTGGATCAGATCAGGCTTAGAAAACCGGAGCGATCAGGCCCTGCCCGGCGGTAGCGTCGAGGCCGCCGACCTTGGCAATCGCGTTCGGGTAACGGCCGGCCGTGAATGCGATGTAGCCGTACACAACCAGCTTGGTTGTGAGGCTGCCGCCGGTGGTCTGCTCGAAAGAGAGCTGCCGCGGCATGCCGTCGCCGTCTTCCCAGAGGTGCAGTTCGTCGGAGTCGATCGCGAGAATCACGTCTTCGACGTTGGTTCCGACGTTTGTCGGAATGTTCAGATCCAGCAGCACCGGCAGGCCGGAGCTGTGAACGCCGACGAACGGCGTCGGGGAATCGCCGAGCGCTTCGCCCGTCGCGGTGCCCTGGGCCGAGGTATTGAACGCGATGTTTGAGTTCGCCTGCACCAGCGGCCGGCCGGTGGTGTCCACCTGGCCGGAGAGCCAGCCCCAGCGGCGCGGGTGCATAACCAGCACGTCGGCGGCGATGCCCTGGCCGGCAGACCATACGGCGACGTTCGCGCCGGCGATCTTGCTATTGAGGTTCGTCGGCGTCAGTGCAGCGGCGAACGCCGTCATTGCGCCGATCCCGGCAGTGTTGAGGATGCCGAGCACCTGGCCCGAGGCGCCGGTTCCCGAGATCACCTGAGTGCCGACCTGCTGCATGTAGGCGCGTGCCAGGTCCGAGTAGATCAGCTGATCGACGCCGGCGCCGCGCTCGAGAGCCTGCCGGGAAACGTCGGCCTGTCCCGAGATCGTGCGAACGGGCACGGTGAGGTCTGCCCATACTTCGTCAGTGTTCGATACGGCCGTGTTTTCCGCGGTCTGCGCGGCAGCGCTCGAGCCGGTGGTTCCGCGCGGGATGACCAGGTTCATGCCGCTATCGGGGATCTGATGCCGGCTGACGACGTTCGCCAGCGGCCGGCCGTTGCGGAGCGTCAGCGCCGCCATTTCGACCAGGTACTGCGGCACGATCAGGCCGCCGAACGTGCCCGAGGTCACGGAACGTTCGGACATTTCCTTGTGCACCTTGACCTCGCGGGCGTGGCGTTCGATGCGTTCGCGGGCGTGCACGTCGCCCTTTTCGAATCCCCACGCGTCGCCGAAGAATGACGAACCGGCGGCCGCGGTTTCGCGCGTGTAGGTGCGCGGCTCGGCCCCGACGCGGGAAATCTCGTCGTAGGCCGGCAGCTTGGCGGCCGGCTCGGCCTGCCGCTGCAGCCGCTCGAGGTTTTCGTCGTCGGACATTTCGCGCTTAAGTTCGGCGATCTCGGCGTCGAGAGCGTCGACGGCGCCGGAGATAGTGCCCTTGCGTTCCTTGATCTCGTCGACGCGGGCGAAATCGGCGGCCGTGGGTGCATCGATCGCGCGGAGCTTCTTAAGCTCGTCGGTCAGATCGTTGTATTCCTCGAACTTGGCAGAGCGTGCCGCGGCCTTAGTGGCGAGCAGCTTTTCGATCGTGAGAGCCATTTCGGCGTCTCCATTCTGGCCATAGGCGGCCGTCAGAGTGATTTGTTTTGACTGCCCCGGATAATCAGGCCGGATACCCCAAGCCAGGCCGCGAGCGCGGCGCGAGGTATCGATTCACGCGATGTTCGGGATTTGCCGCCGGTCTAGAACCGGCGGTACTGCAGATCCGATTCGGAAATCAGATCGGCAAACTGTGAGCGAGCCACCGGCGAGCGCCGGATATGCTCGAGGGCCGCGCGCTGCTCGGCTTCGGTGAGCTGTGCCAGCTCGGCGAGCGCGCCGTCGTTATCGGGCGTGAGCAGCCCGGCGCCGGCGGTGTGCGGTGAGGCGCCGTAGCCGACGATCGCGACGTCGCCGCGGTTGAGATCGACGTCCTGAATCCGGTACGTGAGCCAATCCGGCGACCAGGATCCGGCGTTGATCCGGAACTTGAAACTCATCTCGTCGATCAGGCCCGAACGCAATTTCGGTTCGATGTATTGCACGTCCTGATCGGACGGATCGAGATCGGCCTGCACCAGCAGCCCGCTCGAGTCCTCGGAGAGCCGGAGCGAGCCGTTCGTCGTGCGCGCGATCCGGCGTAGATCCTGATGCTGCAGCACGAGAGGAACGTCGAGATCCGCGCGCGCCAGGCTCGAGCCGAACGCGCCCGGTTCGACTTCTTCCGTGTATTCGCCGAACATGTCGTACATTTCATAGCCGGCGCCGGTGACTGAGGCGTAGCCGCGGAACTGCAGCAGCCCGTTACCGCCGGCGGCCGGCGCCCTCAGCTCGAGGCCCTGGATCCGGACCGAGACGCGGGCCGCGGATCCGGGAGCCTCGGAGCTGCGGCGTTGCGAGGGCCGATCGGCCGGCGCCTTGACGGCCTGGCCGCGTTCCTGTGCTGCGTTGAGTCGTGCGTTCATTGCTATGCCCCCTCGGCCGTTGCGACGGCGCCCGGCGCGGCAGATGCCGGCGCGGTGCCGAAAATGTTTTTGTTTTCCGCGATCTGCTCGGCCGTGAGTGGCGCCCGGTTTTCCTCGGCCCGCGCTTCATCGACCGTGATCTGCCGGTTTTGGATCTTCGAGGCGAGCACCAGCTGCAGCGCGGCCGGATCCATCCTCAGCAGCGCTTTTTCGTCGAGCTTCACGCGGCGCGGATTGGGCAGCAGCCGAGACAGTGCCCGCTCGCGCCTGGCAACGGCCGGCCCGATATTCATAATGAGCAGCTGCAGGTTCCGTTGGGTGATGTTCGCGTACGTGATCGACCCGGATTCCTGCGGCGCGTCGATCGTGTCCGCCGGCACTCCAAAGAATCGGGCGATATCCGATAGCGAGTACCGCATTTCCTCGAGAAATGCCGTCTCCGTCGCTTTCGCGCCGATCATTTCGTAATCCCAATCC